AGGGAGGAAACAACTAGAAAATAAAGACTTCTCTTATACGGGCTGGTACATGAACATGAAGAATAGATTTGGATGGGCAGATAAGCAAGAAACCAAGCAAGAAACAAGTAGTAAGATAGAGATCAAAGTAGATAAGCAATCTGATCTTAATATAGATGATTTCTTAAATGATTAATGGAGTTTACAACAGTATATAAAAAGAATACTGATGCTATTAGATCCAGTAGGATAGTAGTTAATCAAGGAGGAACATCTTCTAGTAAGACCTATTCTATTCTCCAACTACTATGGATGATAGCTTATAAATCTAAAAAGAGATTACTTATATCTATTGTATCTGAATCAATGCCACATCTAAAGAGAGGTGCAATGCGGGATTTTGAGAACATACTTAAATCCAATAATCTATATGATAGAGATAAACATAACAAAACAGATAATAGTTATGAGGTAGGTAATAGCTTGATAGAGTTCTTTAGTGCTGATAATGATTCTAAGCTAAGAGGTGCTAGGAGAGATATATTATATATGAATGAGTGTAATAATATGTCTTATGAAGCCTATAACCAGTTAGAAGTTAGGACCAAGAAATTAGTCTTATTAGACTTTAATCCAGTTGCTTCTTTCTGGGTACATGAGAAAGTTCTCCCTCAGGATGGAGTAGCATTTATTAAATCTACCTATAAAGATAATGAGCATTTAGATCCTCAGATAATTAAATCTATTGAAGCTAGACAGTTTACTGATCCTAACTGGTGGAAAGTATATGGGTTAGGTGAAGTAGGAAGTTTAGAGGGAGTTATATTTCAGAATTGGAATACTACTAAAGATTATCCAGAAGAATATAAGTGGAGAGTTTATGGTCAAGATTTTGGATTTACTAACGATCCATCTGCTTTAGTTGAGGTTAGATTTGCTAATGGAGAGTTATGGATCAGAGAGCTTATACATCAAACTAATCTTACTAATTCAGATCTAGCAGAAAGATATAGGTTATTAGAGATAGGTAGTAGAGATGAGATAATAGCAGATTCAGCAGAGCCTAAATCAATAGAAGAGATCAAAAGAATGGGGTTCAATATTAAACCAGCGAATAAAGGAAAAGATTCTATTGTTAATGGGATAGATATACTCAAAAGATACAAGATGAATATCCATATAGATAGCGTTAATGTAATCAATGAGCTTAGGCATTGCCAATGGCAACAAGATAAGGATGGGAAATACTTCAATAAACCAATTGATAACTTTAACCATACATTAGATGCTATTAGATATGTAGCTCTAAATAAGATAGGTAATCCTAAAGGAAGGATTAGATATGCTGGATAATTTCTTAATGTGGGTTTAATTATTTAGTTTAGTAAAACACATTAAAAAAGAGATATGGCTTTAAGTAACCAATGGAATAACGAAAACACAATTTATAACAATACTGTTAAACATAGAGATATGAGTAAATTAATATATAGAGGCAATAAAGGTTTTGAGGCGTTTGTTGTTGGGGAAACTGAAGATACTTGGAAAATAGAAGGCAATGGAGTTAAGTGTTCTGTTTGGAAAAACACAACAAAAAGTAGAATTATAAAGGTTTCATCTGATTACGTTTTAAGATAATGAATAACCAAAACAAACAGTTATGACAGAAGAAATGATTAAAGATTTATGCGAATGTATGATCTTTTGTAGTATAATTATTACAGCAGGATTAGTTATTAGTAGTTTAAAATAATGTTGGTTATACCCTACAAGGTATAATAAGTAAGATTTGACAATAAAATACACCCGAAAGGGTATAAACCTTATTTATAGTTACGCATAACATCGACATAAGTGCAGTGAGGAACGAATTGCATCTTATGAAGTGTTATGAGCCCTTTTAATGGCTAATTTAATTTCTGTTGCATAGATTGTAATAAATAGAGATATATTTTTTAAGAATTATGTAATAAATATAGGGTTATCAGAGAAAAGAGAAGATATACAAAATGGAAATGTCCTAAATGTAATGATGAATTTATAACAGATTCAAAAGCTAGATGGCAAATGAAATCTTGCAAGGAGGGGTGTACTTCTGTAGATGCAGAGGAACACTATGTTAGATTTATTGGTAATAAACCAACAGTTGTTAGAGAATCAGATGATTTAGAAAGTTTAAAGTAACCTTAGTTATAGAATACTAATTTTTTAGGATATGGATATGAATATTAATTAAAACACCCGATATGGTCTAGTGTTTAGGACGTTCAGCAATGAAAGGGCGTAGGTTAAAATCCTGCTATCGGGTGTCAAATAAGATGAATTGATTGAAAGAAAATAACACAAGAATAAACAAATTTCAGATAATTATAAACAAATCAAAACAGTTAGTATATTTATTACTATATTAGAATCCATAAGCACAAATCTTCTTTATAAATGTTTGGTAATTCTTTCGGGATGTTCTTTTAATAGGGCATCCCTTTTTTTATTAACAATATTTCCATTTATAGGTATTATTATTTATTTTAATACCATGAAAGATGAATACTGGACATACTTAATAATCTACATCCTTATGTTAGGTTCTCTAATATTTATAGGATTATCAACAACAGAAGTAATAAAATTTTTTCTATAATGGAAAGAACTGAGAAGGATAATATTAGACTAGACTTTCAGTATAAGTTTAGGATAAATGATAAAATAGGGTACGAAGGATTCTATTTGCCTTGGGTTAAATTGGTAGATTTTGGACATCATAATTTTATAGGGGAATCTCCAGAAGGTAAAAAAGAGATATATGATTATGAAAAACAATGGATCAGCTATGAGAAGAAAAAGCTCTAAACAGCTATCCATAGATAAACTTTTAAAGAAGGTTTACAAGGAGATTAGTTACGAAAGGGATAGAGTATGTGAGGGATGTGGTTCTCCATATCAATTAACTCATGCTCATCTAATAAGAAGATCATGGAGAAGAGACCTAATTACAGATAAAAGGAATATTGTTTATCTTTGTACCGAGTGTCATGATGTATTCGATAATAAGCCAAGTCTAAGACATACATTAGATAATTACGATGTGTGGCTTAAATACATTAAAGAGAAAGATTTAGTATATTACAATAAATTAACTACAAATGAAGACAATTTTAAGTAGAACAGAAAATCCATTATTTAAAGAAGATCCTAAGTACTATGAGTATAAGGTGAAAATAGATGAGGTTAATGATTCACTTCTCCAAGTCTTATATCAAGATCCTACATTAACAATAGATAGATTTTATTCTAGTAGTTATATGAAGGAAAATATAGACAAGAGAAGGAAGTATATTTATTTTTATTCACAAACAAAAAACATCGAAAATGGCGAAGGCAACAATGAAAACTAAATCTGCTAATGAGAGATTCCCTGCAACAGATGAGCAAGATGAGAAAACTCTAAGAGAATTATCTGATGAGAAATTAATCTCTGATACTGATAAAGATGTAACTAGAGTTAAAAAGATTCTAGCTGATAGATTAGCTAAGCTAAGAAAGCATTCTAATCCTCCAGCTTCTAAAGTATCTGCATTAGATAAATGTATTAAGGCATTAAGGGTTTTTGAGAATGCTTAAACTACCTTTAATAGATGAAAGAGGAATAGCAATAAAAGCTCCTTCTGAATGGAGAGAAATAACATTAGCTACTTGGATAGAGTTTAGTGAGATGTTGGTTCAGTTAAATAAAGGAGCTTCAATGCTAGAAGATGGAAAGGATCTAAACGAGATGTCTATCCATGAGATAATAGCTACTTATCCTAGTTACGTTATTAAAGTTGTTGGTTTCTGGACTGGATTAACAGATTCAGAGTTAAGCCAATTACATTATGATGTTATAGTAGGATGCTTTACTTTAATATCTAGCGTATTAGAAAAGCCTGAGCCTTTGGAGGAGTTTGGGGGATTCAAGTTTAAGGGTAAGTATTATATGAAACCTAAGACTGTAATCGATATAAATGGTAATGAGGTTTTAGCTAAGAATACATCATTCATTAATATGGTGGAATACTTACAGTTATCTATGCAAGGTCAAAAGGTTGCTGAGAATGTATTTACAGAGATGCCTAAGCAGATTGCTTTATTATTTAAAATAGAGGGAGAGGATTATAATGAAGATGTTGCTTATGCAAGATCAGTTATATTTAAAGATCTTCCTATGGATATAGTATGGCAAATAGCTTTTTTTTTGGACAGCTTGAGAGCTTCATACGAGACTGCTATCCTCAAGTCTTTAACTCAAAATCTGGATCAGATAAAGGAGGTAATAATTGGGGATACTACAATATCATCTATACAGCGATCAACGGTGATCTCTCGAATCTGGAAAAGATTAAAGAGTATAATTTCTACGAGGTAATGGCTTTTATTAGCTATAAAATAGATACAACAAGGAATGACTAAGAAAGTATTAATAATAGCTCCTACGAGTGATAAGAAGCATTATTGTAAGGATAAATGGTTAAGTCATATTCTTAGTATGGATTATCTTTTTTACGATGTGTTAATTGTAGATAATTCAGAAGATCCAGATTATCATAAGAGGGAGTTTATAGATAAAGGTGTTAGATGTATTCATGTAGAGCCTAAAGGTAACGTAGTAGAATATATTACAGCTTCTCAGAATGTAGCATTACAATACTTCAAAGATCATCATATATATGATTATATGTTTATAGTGGAATCTGATGTATATCCTCCAAAGAATGCTATGCAGTATTTAATAAGCTTAGATAAGCCAGTAGTTACTTTGCCATACTTCATAAATTATAGAGATAACCATCCTACTTTATGTTGGCAAATAATGGAGAGTACTTACATTAAGAGGAATACTTTATTAGTGGATGGCTTAATAGCTTTTAATAACTTTGATGGTGGAATTAAGGAAGTGTTTAGTTGTGGGATTGGCTGTACGATGATCCATAGACAAGTATGGGATTACGTAGAAAGTTTTAGATGTGAAACTGGGAAAGGAGAACATATAGAGGATAGATCTGTATTTAGTGATACTTTCTTTTATAGAGATTTACAAAAGCAAGGAATACCAGCTTACATGGATCAAAGCTTTATTTGCGATCATGACTGGTCAGATTGGAATGAACATAAAGATTTTTTATTAAATTAGTAATATGAATAAGAAAGTAGAATTAGTAGAAGATTGGAAATATCATGAGATAGAGTACGATAACCTAAAAACTTTAAAAGACTTTAAAAACCTATTCAAAGGAATGGGAATGAGAATTGGAATAGATCACGCTTCTAAGGATGGTCAGGAAAGATTAGAACTATTATTAAACGACAAATTAATTAAACCTATTGAAGATGAGCAATAAGATAGACCTAGAACAAAAGATCAACGATTACAATACTTTAATTGAGTTATTAGAAAAGAAAAAAGGATTAGTAGAAGCTGGAATGGAAACTGTTGAGGTAGATAGATTAATAGAATCTTATAAACTTGGTATTGAGATTAGAGAAAAGACTAAGTATAGAGATCAATTAATCCCTTTATTGGTCCAAGAGAATCAAAAGCTAGATCAACAGTTACAAGTAGTTAATGATAATTTCCCTAAAGTTATTGAAGCTTTAAATCCTAAATTAAATGAGATGTCTCCAGAAGACCAACAACAATATCTAGGGATTAGAAAGCTCCATAATGAAGGTGGGTGGATTAGTGATATCCAGAGAATACAAGGCTATAGAATCTTAATTACTTACGTTCAAAAGTATGGAGTTGCAGAAGGTAACGATAGTAACGAGGACAGCGAATAGACCTAAAGGTTTTAAAAAGCTAAGGGAAAGTATAGAAGCTCAGACTTATTCTAATATACATCATATAGTTATTATAGATGATATAAATACTTTAGATTACTTAGATCAATATAGAGATAAGATAGATCTTTTAATTGTAGATAAAGATGAGATCCTTTCAGAGCCAAGAGGTATTAATCCTAATACTGGTCCATACTTTCCATATAACCTATATATTAACAAAGCCTATCCTCATATAAAGGAAGGCTTTTTTTATGGTATAGATGACGATGATTATCTACTGGATGATAATGTTATATCTGATCTGGTAGAAGCTGGAGGAGAAGACATATTAGTACTAGGTAGGTTTCAGCTAAACAATGGTACTATAATTCCTTTAGACAAGCATTTTGGCAAGAAGCCTCAGATATGTAGAATAGGAGGGAGCTGTATGTTCTTTCATTCTAAATGGTTACACTTCGCTAAGTTTGATTGTTATAAATGCTCTGATTTCAGGGTAATTAATAGGTTATTCCATCAAGTTCCAGAGGTTAAATACTTAGATAGGGTATTAATGAGATGTGGAAATAATGGAGGATTAGGTAAAAAGAAGGATATATAGTTCCTTACATTATGTTAGACAAATATCATATAATTCAATAATATTAAAGGATACAAAAGATTAAAAAATATGGGGCATTACGGATATATAAGTAAAAAAGCAAGAGTTCACCATACAGCAATTATTGAGGGAGATGTATGGATAGATGAGGATGTGGAGATTGGTCCATATTGTGTAATAGGAACTAGAGGAGAATATAATAACGATAAGCCTAGAAATGGGAAAGTAATAATTAGAAAAGGAGCAGTTATAAGAGAGCTTACTACTATTCAAGTTTCTGTTGATGGTAATCCTACGGAGATAGGAGAAGACTGTTATATTATGAATAAATGCCATATAGCTCATGATGTTAAGGTAGGAAGAGGATCAGTTATTTCTACTGGAACTATTATAGGTGGATGGTGTAATATCGGAGAGAGGGTTAATATAGGTTTAGGTACTGTTATTCACCAAAGGAAAGATATAGGCAGAGGAGCTATGATAGGAATGAATAGTACTATAACTAAAGATATTCCTCCTTATTTAACCGTATCTGGTTCTCCTGCTAGAATAATGGGATTGAATAAGATTGGCTTACATAGAATGGGAGAAGATGCCAGGATAGTAGATGATCTTGATTATCATTTCTTCTTTTGTTTAAAGGCTAAACAAGGCAAAGAGGGTAATAAATTAATGGAAGATATATACCAGTTTTATCATGACTATCCTAAAGCCTTAGACAAGCTTAGAGGGGAATAATTATTTATAACCATAAATAACTAAACAAGGATATATAAAAATAGTATATTAAAGTTATGGCTGATTTCAGAGATATTAAAAATGAATTTAAGCTTATTGCAGAAGCTCAAACTGGAATAAGTAGTTTTGAGTATGGTAGAAAATTTGAGCTAAATGCTTATAGAAATAATGCAGTTCCTATATTTTTGCTATTTAAACAACCAACAATTTCTCCTCTTAATAGAACAAGGAAGAAAAAAGTTTATTCTGTACAGTTTGGAATTTATACAACTTATACGGAAGCGGAGAGAATAGCAGGAACAGAATATGAGGATAAACAAGCTGATCTAGAAAATTTAGCTGAGCAATTTTTAAGAGAGCTTTATAATAGATCAATAGGTAATACTGCTGAATCTACATCAACAAAAGATTGGATAATCTCTGATGAGGTTAGTGGAATATTCCAAGAGCAAGTAGGAGTTGATGGTTTAGTAGGTTTAGAAATAACTATACCTATGGAGGTTTTTAGTGATTGTGATGAAGGTACATTTAGTTATTGATGGAATTGATAGAAGGGCATTACATAGAATGTATAGATTGGATAATGATAGGTAGTTTATCAGATGATAGACAACTTATGATTCCTATTCCCTTTAAAGTAGATGTATTAGGTGAACATATCTTAAATCTAAACTAATGTTATCAGCAGAAGCTAGAGCCATATTAGAGAGGTTAGCAGATTATTTAGCTGGTCAGATTGGACTAGAGTTAGTAGCTCAAGGACATAATAATACTGGTACGCTTATAGAATCAGTGAGAGTTGATCTAGTGGAGACATTAACTGGAGTTGTTTTAATAGCTTCTAATTTAGATTATGGTCAATATATTAATGATGGGCGAAAGCCTGGAACAATGCCACCAGTATCAGCTTTGGCTAAATGGGTAATGCAGAGAGGGATAGCTTCTGAACAGAGAGAGGTTAATAGTATAGCTTGGGCAATAGCTATAGCGATAAAGAAACAAGGTTCACCAACTAGGGGAGCTT